ATATAAAGGATATAAAAGAATTATCATGGCAGTAGAAACAGCAGACGATAGATTATTATTACTTTCAACAGATGATTTTGGAGTCACAGCAACAGTCACCCCTAGTGGTGGAGCTTCATCTAATATCAAAGTAATTTTTGATAATGAATATATAGAAGCTGATATTGGTTATGCTGGAGTTCAATCTACTCAACCAAAATTTTTAGCAAGATCAACTGATGTTGCGTCTTTAACCGAAGGTGACACAGCAGTGATTAATTCAACAACTTATTACATTCAAACCATTCAACAGGATGGCACAGGAATGAGTGAAATCTTTTTGAGAGTGGCTAGCTAATGGCACATCAAAGAAAAACAATTAGAGATAATGTGATCACAACCCTGACTGGATTATCGACCACAGGATCAAATGTATTTAATACGAGAATACTTCCTAATTTAGAGACCAACCTTCCTTGTTTAAATGTTTATACAATTTCTGAGTCTAGTGAAGAAATAGACTTCTTATCCATTCAAAGAGATTTAATCTTGGAAATAGATGGATATGCGAAAAATTCTTCTACGTTAGAAGATGATCTTGATACGATTGCCAAAGAGGTTGAAAATGCCTTAGGTGCAGATGTAACAAGAAATAATACAGCTTATGATACTTTTCTGTCATCAACAGAAATGGACTTATCCTCAGATGGTGATATACAGATGGGTGTCGTAAGACTTCAATTTACTATTCGTTATAGAACTGCTAAAACGGATAGTGAAAGTCATTCATAAGAAAGGAATAAAAAAATGGCAACAATATATGGCAACAACGGAGAAGTGCAAGTCTCTAGCACAGGTGTTGGAGAGGTCAAATCTTGGTCTCTTACTTTATCCAGAGACACAATAGAAGATACATCAATGGGTGATGATGCTAAAACTTTTTTATATGGGAAGGCTTCAGCGTCTGGAACAATCGATGTACATTTTGACGATGACGACTCAGCACAGGGTACTTTAAGAGATGCTGTTCTTAACGGAACAACAGCTAGCTTAAGTCTTTATACTGCTGATAGTGCAACATCTGGAACAGATTATTACAGCTTTACAGCTCTCTTAACATCTGCTGATGTATCAGTTGAAATGGACTCTGTAGAGTCAAGAACTTTCAATTTCACAGTAACTGGTGCAGTGACAAAGAACTCAGTCGCATAAGGTAAATGAGAGAAATAGATAAGTTAAAAGAGTCCTATAAAGGACAACAAAAACTAGAGCTAAAAATACCAGAGATTGGTGATCAGATTTATACTGTTGATCCTTTAACTGTGAAAGATGCACAAAAGATTTTAGGTCTCTTCAATGAAAAAAAAGAATTTGAGGGATTGGTCGAATGTTGCATGAAGTTAAAGAGAGAAGATGGTAGTTCTGTATTCTTACCTAATGATCGAACTTTTTTAATGGGAGAAACTTCTATTGGATTTGTTCAAAAGATTGGGAATGAGATAGCTCAATACTATTTATCATCTGTAAGTGCTGGAGAAGTAAAAAAAAACTCTTAAATGATGTAGATTATTTGAACTTATTCGTACTTGCCGAACATTTACATAAGACTGCTCATGAAATCCAACAAATGGATTTTTATGAGTACATAGCTTGGGGAGAATACTTAGACATAAAGAGTAAACGCAAATAATGGCTAAAGATGTAAAATTTAATATAACGGCAGTTGATAAAACAAAGAACGCCTTTAAGTCGGTTTTAGGTGGTCTGAAAAAAGTATCAGGTGCTTTATTAAATTTTAAAACAGCTATTGCAGGTGCTGTTGGTGTTGCTGGATTAGGTTTATTAATTAAACGATCCTTAGAAGCCACAGACCGAATTGGAAAACTTTCTAGTGTCTTAGGTTTTTCTGTTAAAGAACTCCAAACTTTCAAACTAGCTTCCCAGATAGGGGGAGTAGAATTAGAAACCTTCTCGAAAGGTGTTAGACGTTTAGTCGATAACTTTGGCGACTTCATGGATGGCACTGGAGAAGCCAAGAAAACATTTGAAGCCTTAGGGATATCTGTTGAAGAGGCTAATAAACTCAGTGGTGATCAATTTGCCATTTTAGGATTAGTTGCTGATCGTTTAAATTTAGTCACTAATAGCACAGATAAACTTAAATTTGCCATTGAAATATTTGGTGGTCGTGGTGCTGAACTCATCAATGTTTTAAAAGGTGGTTCAGAACAGATTGAAGAATTTAGAAAACAATCTGAACAATTTGGTGCTTTAAATGAACAACAAGTAAAACAAGTTGAGGATTTAAATGACTCGATTGTTAGACTTAAAACTTCTTTTTCTAATATCACAAATCAAATAGTTGCTAATCTTTCCCCAGCCTTGACAGGAATGATTGATGACTTTAATGAGACGTTAAGCAGTACAGAAACAGGTGAGTCGAGAATATCAGAAGTTGCTAAGTCTATTTCTATAGCAATAATAGAAGCTGTTAAAAATTCTTTAATTTCTCTAAATGAGTTATCTAAGGGAATAGAAAATACTTTTTTAAAAATAAGAATTTTTGCTAAAGATCCAATTTTTTCTTTTACTAAAGACATAGAGTCATTTCAAGATTTAGAAAAAGAATTTGATAGTCAATTACATAATTTATTAGACTTAGAATCTGCTTATGGACATTTAGATGGTAAAATAGTTAATTTTAACAGTAAGCAAAATGAGGGTTATTTAGAATTATTAAAAGTAAGAGAACAAGTAAAAGAATTAAGTGATTTTTTAGTTGAACTGAGAGATCAGGGATACGGAAAACTTAATGAAACAACAGAAAAATCTATTTCTTTTTTAACAAAGTTTTTAGGTATTGTTGAAGAGACAGAGTTTGGAATTAAAAATACTGGTGAGGAGATTATTACCACCAAAAATAATTTAGACGAACTTAATGAAACCATTAATGACACAAATCAAGTCTGCACTGAATTAACAGATAATTTAGAATTAGTATTTAAAGATGAAAGAGTATTAAACTTTCAAAAGAAAATTTCTGATCTAAAAGTCGGAGCATTTGATGTTTTGATTGCTAGCACAGAACAGTTAAGTGGGATGTTTGCTAAGACATTCACAGATGCAATTTTTGGCGTTAAGAGTTTAAAAGAAGGAATGAGAGAATTAGCTAGAAATGTTGTGATGCAATTAATTCAAGGATTAATTCAAATTGGATTACAAGTATTTATTTTTGATCCTTTATTGAAAAAGATTAGAAGCATGGCAGATGAAGAGAAGAAGGTGAATGACCAACTTAAACAACAGATAGCACTTAGATTAATTTTAATGGCTCTAGGTGGTGGATTTGGTGGTGGTCGTGCTAATGGTGGACAAGTTGAAGGTTCAAGAGCATTTGGTGGTTATGTTGAAGGTTCAAGACCAATGGGTGGTGCTACTGGCTATGGTAAGGCTTACATGGTAGGAGAACGAGGTGCTGAATTATTTGTGCCTAATCAAGATGGAACTATTATTCCTAATGATAAATTAGGAACAACAAACAATGTTAATATTACAATTATGGCTAATGATACGGAAGGGTTTGATGATCTCTTGATTAAAAGACGATCAACGATTATTAATGTCATTAACGATGCTTTAAATGTACAAGGAAAAGAGGCTTTAATCTAATGTCAGGAACATACCCCACAACCCCAGAATTTAGATCAATGAATTTTAGTAGTGAGCAAAAAACAATTACTTCTACTACAGACTCAGGAAAAATGTTTAGTGTTCAAGTCGATGGGCAACGATTTAAATTTAGTGCTAGCTATCCACCAATGAGTCGATCTGATTTTGCACCAGTATTAGCTTTTATTATGAGACAACGATCTCAAAAAGAAACATTTAATATAGCTTTACCAGATTTAAAAAATGCAAAAGGTGATGTCTCTGGAACTGTCTTAGTCAATGGCTCTCATTCTGCTGGAGATACTACTATTGATATTGACGGAATGACAGGAACTTTAAAGGCTGGAGATTTAATTAAGTTTTCTCACGATAAGGTTTACATGGTTGTGGCTGATGCTACTGCTTCAGCAGGTGCGACTACTATCACCATTGAGCCACCATTAAGAGAAGCACTAGCTGATGACTCTAGTGTCACTTATGACAATGTAGAATTTACTGTTAGACTAACGAATGACGTTCAAGAATTTAATGTTGGAATGGATAATTATTATCGATACGAAATAGATTTTATTGAGGCTCTCTAATGGCTAGAGGATTATCGACTGCTCTTAAAACAGAATTAGCTAATCAAAATATTAAGCCAATTATTTTATTGGAGATTTTATTTCCTACTCCTCAACGATTAACTAATCATTACAAAGACATAACTCATAATTCAAATACTTATTTATCCTCAGGACATTTATTATCGATTACTAATAAATCAGAAAACGCAGAATTAGACGTTTCTAATTTTACTGTCAATCTATCGGCTGTTGATAATGCTTTCACTTCTATTGTTTTAAGTAATAATATTTCGAATGATGAAGTAACTATTGATATAGGATTATTAAATAGCTCAGATGCTTTAATTGATACATATAATTATGACAAAGGTTTCATTGAAAGTTTTAGAATTGATACTGACAAAGGGTTAATTTCTTTAATTTGTACTTCTCATTTTTCTGATTTTAGTAGAATAGCAGGTCGTAAAACAAATGAAGGAAGCCAACAAAGATTTTTTGCTACTGATCGAGGAATGGAATTTGCTGGACTAACAGTTCAAGATATTTTATGGGGTAGAAGTTGATTGATGATATTATTAAATTCTATCAATCCTTTGACGAATATAAACAGGCTTCTCCACAATTACTGCATTATCATTTAGAGTCAAGTATCAGCCTAAACCAATATAAAATATTTGGAGATGGAGAGATCACTGGTTTTATAAACTGGGCTTATTTAAATGATGTGATGAAAATGAAAGTAATGCACCATGGAATTATTGATTATGGAAACTGGAAATGTGGAACTAATTTAGTATTTGGCGATTTGCTTTGTAGAAAAAATTTAAGAGATATGATTAAGTGGGCTAAGAAGTATTTTGGTTCAGAATTAGGTTATGATAAAGAAGTAATATGGATCAAAACATTCAAGAATAACAGAATTGTGAGAGTGAATAAAAATGTCAAATATAGTTAAACCCATTGTCTCCATAGTCCAGAAAGTTGTCTCATGGTTTATTGACATTCCTGAGATACCTGACACCCCTGAAGTTGAAGAGGTTAGAGGAACACAATTAAACAAACAATCTAACAACGCACAAATTCCTATTATTTACGGAGAAAGATTAGTTGGAATGACTCGTATTTTTTTAGAGACCTCAGGTTCGGACAATACTTATCTTTATGGAGCTGGTGTTATTTGTGAGGGTGAGATTAATGCTATTACTGAAATTCAAATCAATGATAGTGTCGTCACTTTTGATGGATCATTCGCAGATGGTACACAGATCACATCTAATGATAGTAAGTTTGGATCAACGATTGTAGTTCAACCTTTTTATGGTACAGACGGACAAAGCCAATCATCTTTATTAAATAATTTAAGTAATTGGTCGAGCGAGAATAGACCTTTAAGTGGAATTTGTTATTTAGCTTTTCGTTTTCAGTGGGATGCAGACAAATATACAGGTATTCCCAATATTAAAATTAAAGTTCAAGGAAAAAAAGTATCGACATTTGATAGTGGGGGGAATGAAACAACAGGCGTGTATTCGACAAACCCTGTCTGGTGTTTATTAGATTATTTAAGAAATGAACGATATGGAAAAGGAATTGATGATGGCGATTTAGATATTTCAAGTTTTTATACTGCTTCTACGATTGCTGACACGACAGTAACTTATTATGGATCAACGACTGGAAAATTATTCGAATGTCATGCTGTTATTAACACCAATAAAAAAATATTAGAAAACGTCAAAGTATTCTTAAAAGGCATGAGGGGATTGCTTCCTTATGTTCAAGGAAAATTTAAGCTATTAATTGAAAGTACAGGAACAGCTACATTTACTCTCAATGAAGATAATATTATCGGTGGAATTAAATTAGAGAGTGAACGCAAAAACGATAAATACAATCGTGTTTTAATTAACTATGTAAACCCTGATAAAAATTATCAAATTGATACTGTTGTTTATCCTGAGACAGATGCAGAACATCAAACATTAAAAACAGCTGATGGTGGTTTTTTACAAGAGGGAAATATTGTTTTAGATACGATCAACAGTCCTTATCAAGCTCTCGAATTTGGTAAGATCGTTTTAAATAGAAGTAGAAACAATTTAAAATTAGGTCTTACAGCTAACTATGAAGCTCTGGATTTAGCGATTGGAGATATTGTTAATTTATCCAGCACCCTTCTCGGAATGACTAACAAACCTTTTAGAGTGAGTAGCATGACTCTTAACGCTGATTTTACAGCCACCTTATCCTTACAAGAGCATCAGGAAAGCTGGTATTCCTATAACAGTTATACGGAAATTCCTGTGGTTGGAGACACTAATCTGCCGAACCCTCTGTCAGTGTTGCCACCCCAAGGATTAACTTTATCAGATGAATTAATAGAATATGCCGAGGGTATTACCATTACGAGATTAAATATAGATATCACACCGAGTAACGATAGTTTTGTTCGCCAATATTTAGTAGAAGCAAAACTTGATACGGAAACAAATTATAAAGTAATTGGTCAAGGTGATGATTTAAATTATGAACTGCTCAACGTAATTGATGATCGAATTTATAACGTCAGATGTAAATCAATTAATAGTCTTGGAGTGTCATCTGATTTTATAACTGCATCAAGAAAAATTGTTGGAGCTACCGAGCCTCCCCAAGATGTTTTGGGCTTCAATGTTAATTATCAAGGTAGTAATCAGATGCAGTTAAACTGGTTGCCGAATAATGATTTAGATATTTCTTATTATGAGGTTAGATATCAAAATGTAACATCAAACGCACAATGGAATAAATCTGTAAACTGGTTACAAGTACCTCGAACATCTGGCACTTCAATTACCACTAATGCCAGAACAGGATCATTTTTAATCAAGGCAGTCGATAAATTAGGAAACGAAAGTAATAACGAGACTATTATTTATTCTAATATTATTACTTTAGAAAATTTCAAAGATATTGAAACTAAAACAGAAATTTTAGGTAATGGAACACTGG